AAAAAGAAAAAGAGAAAGAAAGAAAAAAGGGGCGGAGCTTTCCCGCCAAGGGTGGGGGGTGACCCCCTCCCCCTCGGTGCTTCAGGGCTTCACACCGTCACTGTACATTTTTTCTCGCGGGAAATGAAAGGTAGTTGTATAAAATGACATTGAAAGGTATGGGCTATCTCAGGAAGAAGCTAGCTAATTACAAAATGGGTGTAGATACTAGATACAATCAGTATGCTATGCAACACAATGAGATGGATGTTGGTATTACGATACCACCTCAAATCAGGCAACAATATCGGGCGGTCTTAGGTTGGGCTGCTAAGGGTGTTGACAGTCTTGCAGACCGTTTGGTATTTCGTGAGTTTGCTAATGATGATTTTGGGGCTAATGAAATCTTTGCACAGAACAATCCAGATGTATTTTTTGATAGCGCGATCCTTTCAGCTCTGATTGGGTCGTGTTGTTTTGTTTACATTTCGCAAGGGGACGATGATGACGCTCCTAGGTTGCAAGTTATTGAGGCAAGCAATGCGACTGGCGTTCTAGATCCTATCACTGGTTTACTGACAGAAGGCTATGCCGTTTTGAAAAGGGATGACAATGGTTATGCTGTGCTAGAGGCTTATTTTACTAGTGATGTGACTTGGTTCTATCCGAAAGATGGAAAGCCGTTTGCAATCGGAAATCCAACTAAGGTTCCTTTGCTAGTGCCAGTCATTCATAGACCTGATGCGGTTCGTCCGTTTGGTCGGTCACGAATTACTCGGGCAGGAATGTACTATCAGCGATATGCTAAACGAACGCTTGAGCGGTCAGATGTGACTGCTGAGTTCTATTCATTCCCTCAGAAGTATGTGTTGGGATTGAGCCAAGATGCTGAGGCGATTGATACTTGGAAAGCAACTGTATCTAGCTTGCTGACCTTTACCAAAGATGATGAGGGAGACAAGCCGAATGTAGGACAATTCACCACATCCAGCATGTCTCCTTTTACTGAGCAGTTACGGACTGCAGCTGCTGGCTTTGCTGGGGAGATGGGATTGACCTTGGATGATCTTGGTTTTGTGTCCGACAATCCATCATCTGTTGAAGCTATCAAGGCTAGTCATGAGAACTTGCGGTTAGCTGGTCGGAAGGCTCAGCGCTCTCTAGGTTCTGGTCTGCTGAATGTGGCTTATGTCGCAACTTGTTTACGAGATGGGTTTCCGTATTTGAGGAAACAGTTCAATAAAACGGTCGTGAAGTGGGAGCCTTTGTTTGAGGCGGACGCTAACATGTTGACCTTGATTGGTGATGGTGTTATCAAACTGAATCAAGCGGTGCCTGGCTATATGGATGCTGAAACCATCCGTGATTTGACTGGAATTAAAGGCGATATGAACGCTACTCCGAAAATTGAGGAAGTAGAACAAAAAGCTACTAACTCAGAGGATAAGCAACAAAATAGAATCATTTCAACATATGAGATTACCTCTCTACTAAGCAACTACCAAAAAGGGGTTCTTTCAAAGGAAAATGGGATACTCCTATTAACCTCAACTGGAATGAGCAAGCAAGAAGCGGAAGCTATGATTAGTAAGACTGAATTAATTGTGAAGGAGGCTACAGATGGTTGAGGATATCGTTCCGAGCCTGCTCAAGAAAATCAAGTCTGAGTTTGAAAGTGCTAGACTAGACAGCGAGGTCTTGAAAGACTTGCTGTCTAAGCTACATCATAGCAAGGCAAGTTATTTGGATGCCAATCAATATGCTATTGAAATTGGGGAGATACTTTCTAAGGCTCTGGGAGCCTCTCTAACGAACGAAACGTTGCCAGACGGTAAAATGTATTACAACATCGCTCAACGTGTGCTGGCGGACGTTCTGGGGAGAAATTACGAGCTTGTGAGTGATTATACTGAGCAAGTTCAGAAGAATTTGAACTCTGAGGCTAAAATTGGGCTAACTGCTCAGGTTCCTGAACTCAATCAAGACCGAATTGATGGTCTGGTTAATCGTTTAGCCAGTGAGGAAAGTTTTGATGATGTTCGTTGGCTATTAGAAGAGCCTGTTGTGAACTTTACTCAATCGATAATTGATGATAGCATCCAGAAAAATGCGGAATTTCATCATAAATCTGGCTTGCAACCAGAGATTGTAAGAAAATCTGCTCATCATTGTTGTGAATGGTGTCAGGAAGTTCAAGGTACTTATAAATACCCAAGAGTTCCAAAGGATATTTATCGAAGACACCAACGTTGTAGATGCACTGTTGATTATGATCCTAAAAGTGGAAAGGTCCAAAATGTTTGGAGTAAGGCATGGAGTAAAAGTGACAAAAGTGATAAAATAGAAGCAAGAAAGAACATCGGAATACAATCTGAAATCAGCCAGGTTAGAAAGCTTGCTCTTCAGATGGGGATAACTTCAAATCCTATCAAGAAAAGTTCTAAAAAATTAACCGAAGAAGAAATTATTCAAGCGATTAGTGGTGGAGATAAGACAAAAGGCTCTTGTTCATCAGTAGCATTTGCTTACATAGGAAATAAAGCGGGATATACAGTTCTAGATTTTAGAGGTGGAAAGAGTCGCGTTTTTTTTAGTAGACTTGATAGAATCAATATGATTGGGAGCCTTCCAGGTGTAGAAATGCATGTCGCCAAAAACATAAATGATTTCAAAGCGGCCAAAGAATTGTTGGAAAAGGCAGAAAACGGAAAAGAATACTACTTAGCAACAGGTAGACACGCTGCAATCATTAGGAAGAATGATAATCTAGTTGAATATTTGGAGCTTCAATCAAAAATTGTAAATGGGTTTAAGCCGTTTGATGACACTGTTTTGAAAAAAAGATTTAAGGCTAAGAAATCTCATACTTTTAGGGGACGTAAATATGATGTAGATAGCTATCTTATTGATGTAAATTCATTAAAAGACAACCCTGAATTTCATAACATATTGAGTTTTCTTAACACAGCTGAATCTAAACAGATGAAAGGTATTACAGGACATGAAAAGTAATTACGAAGAAGTGAATTGGTCAGAGTATTGTTACAAGGAAAACGATGATGATAAAATCTGGTGGGTTGATACGTCATGGTATGCCAAAGGATTGATGCTAATCACATTCGACAAGCAAAAATTCTATAACCTTTTTGAAGATTATCCTCATAATATGAGCTCAGAAGAGATTGAAATCTTTGATAAAGAGAATCCATTTTGGGCTGATTTCTTTTCAGATAGAAAATAATATGTTAGAGCACTCGTAAGGGTGCTTTTATTATGCTTAGAAAGGGGTAACAATGGAAAACACGATTGATTTTTCAGAGAAAAAGTCTAGTCTGGAGCGTGGTGCTTCCGTGAAAGAAATTTTGGAGGAAAATCTTGAGGCTAGTCATGACTACACTTCGGTATTGGTAGTTTCTTTGGATAAAGATGGTGAGATAAATCTTGGCTATAGCTGGGATAGTAGTTTGCAGGCATTGGGAATGCTAGATGTTGCTAAAAACTATATTTTGAACGTAATCAATTAAATTATCCCAGCGATAGGGTTATCATGCGGTACGATTGAAAGGAGCAGTGGATGGCTAGAAAGAAACTTGGCAATCAGAATCCTACTCAATCGGTAATTTTAAAGTACGTCAAGAAAAATTCTAAGGCAAAAGAAGCGATTGAGCTTTATGAAAGAACTGGGTTATCTTGTTACTCTTGGCAGATAAACCTATTGACCCCTATGATGGCCGTTGACAAAGATGGCCTATGGGTTCATCAGAAGTTTGGCTACTCTATCCCACGGCGTAATGGTAAGACTGAAGTTGTTTATATCTTTGAAATCTGGGGTCTGCATGAAGGGATGAATATTCTGCATACGGCTCATAGAATTTCAACCTCCCACTCCTCTTTTGAAAAGGTCAAGCGATACCTTGAAAAGATGGGGTATGTGGATGGAGAGGATTTTAACTCTATCAGAGCTAAGGGACAAGAGCGAATTGAACTTTATTCAACAGGTGGTGTAATCCAATTTCGTACTAGGACATCAAATGGTGGTCTTGGTGAAGGATTTGACATGATGATTATCGATGAGGCTCAAGAGTATACGACCGAGCAAGAATCTGCTTTGAAATATACGGTAACGGATAGTAGCAATCCAATCACAATCATGTGTGGGACACCACCTACACCTGTTTCAAATGGGACGGTATTCACAAATTACCGCAAGACTTGCCTGTTTGGGAAAGGGAAATACTCAGGTTGGGCAGAATGGTCAGTTTCTGAGGAAAAAGAAATCGATGATGTCGATGCCTGGTATAATTCCAATCCCTCAATGGGCTACCATTTGAATGAGCGGAAGATAGAAGCCGAGCTTGGTGATGACAAGCTAGACCATAATGTTCAGCGTTTGGGTTATTGGCCTGAATACAATCAGAAATCTGCCATTTCGGAAACGGAATGGAATGAGTTGTGTGTGGACTCTATGCCTGATTTATCAGGTAAGTTGTTTGTTGGAGTCAAATATGGTCAAGATGGCGCAAACGTGGCATTAAGTATTGCTGTTCGTACGGTAGATGAGCGGATTTTTGTTGAGACAATTGACTGTCAGTCAGTCCGTAATGGAAATGACTGGATCTTGGATTTTGTCAAGCGTGCTGATGTGGCTACTATCGTAGTCGATGGGGCAAGTGGTCAGAAAATCCTTGATGAAGAGTTGAAGAAGGAACGTATGAAGAGCGTGATATTGCCCACGGTTAAGGAAATCATCGTGGCTAACTCTATGTGGGAACAAGGGATTTATCAAAAGACCTTGTGCCATGCTGGTCAACCGTCTTTGAAGAAAATCACAACCAACTGTGAGAAGCGGAACATCGGTTCAAACGGTGGGTTTGGCTATCGCTCGCATTTTGCGGATATGGATATTTCTTTGATGGATAGCGCCTTGCTTGCGCATTGGGCTTGTGTGACAACTAAGCCTAAGAAAAAGCAAAAAATCAGTTATTAAGAGGAGCGGTTGAGAGACTGCTTTTTTTGATGCCTAAAAATTACCGAACTGCCGGGAAAGCAGGAGAAAGGAGACATGAAGATGTCTGAATTTAAAACGATTGAAACACAGGAAGAGCTAGATAACATCGTGAAGGAACGTATCAGACGTGAGCGTGAGAAATTCGCTGATTATGATGCTCTCAAGAAACGTGTTTCAGAGCTTGAAACGGAAAACAGTGCTTTGAAATCTACTGTTGAAGATGATAAGCAAACCAGAGCAGGATTAGACGCTCAAATTACTGAATTGCAGGGGCAAGTGAGCAATTATGAAACTGCTAGCTTGCGAACTCGTATCGCTTTACAAAATGGCTTGCCTTATGACTTGGCTGACCGTCTTCAAGGTGCTGACGAAGAGGCATTGAGGGCTGACGCTGAGCGTCTAGCTAGCTTTATGCGTCCAGCAACACCTCCAGCGCCACTAAGAGATACTGAGCCCCCTATCGGTGATGACAAAACTATGCAAATGAAGCAAATGCTTCGAGATTTACAACCAAAAGGAGAATAGAAAATTATGGCAGATAATGCAACGAAAGCTGGAACACTTTTTAAACCAGAATTAGTAAAAGAATTGATTAGCAAAGTGCAAGGACGTTCTGTTCTTGCAAAACTCTCATCTCAGACACCAATTCCATTTAACGGTGTGGAGCAATTTATCTTCAATCTTGAAGGAAATGCTCAAATTGTTGGCGAAGGTGAACAAAAGCAAGCTGGTAAAGCTAAAATCACTTCCAAAGTAATCAAACCGCTTAAATTCGTTTATCAAGCTCGTATCACAGATGAGTTTAAATATGCTTCGGAAGAAAAACAAATGAGCTTCTTGTCAGCATATATGGACGGATTCGCTAAGAAGATTGCAGAAGCCTTTGACCTTGCTGCTCTTCACGGTTTGGAACCAAAAACAATGACAGATGCTTCTTTCCGTGCGACCAACTCATTTGACGGATTGATTACTGGGAATATTGTAAATTATGATGAAGCGCATATTGATGACAACATTGATACTGCAGTTCAAACAATTGTAGCAAAAGGTGGGGAAGTGACAGGTATCGCCTTGTCACCAACGGCAGGTCAAAACTTGGCTAAAATTAAGGTTAACGGTGTTGTTCAATATCCTGAGTTCCGCTTTGGTCAAAATCCTGATTCATTCTACGGCATGAAATCAGATATCAACAAGAATCTTACTGTCACTGGTGGTACTGCTGAAACAGACCATGCTATTGTAGGGGATTTCCAAAACCGCTTCAAATGGGGTTATGCTGAAAATATCCCGATGGAAATCATCGAATTTGGTGATCCAGATGGTGCAGGTCGTGACCTTAAAGCCTACAATGAAATCTGCTTACGTGCAGAAGCATTTATCGGTTGGGGCATCCTTGATGAAGAAGCCTTTGCCCGTGTGAAAGCGTAAGTTTTATGGCTTTATACCGTGATACGAAAACGGGCGTGATTATCTCCGCTGAAAGTGTTCTTGGCGGAGATTGGGTGCCTGTGGAAGATACGGCACCAAGCGGAGGAGATATGACTGTAGCGGAATTGAAGTCTAGTTTGGACGAATTAGGCGTTGATTACGATAAGGGTCTAAAAAAATCCGATTTGATAGCCTTATACGAGGAAAACAAGGGTTAAGCTATGGGAAATTTTGCAAAGATTGAAGACTTGGAATTGTTGTGGCGCTCGTTGAAATTTGATGAGCATGCAAGGGCTGAGGCTCTGTTGGAAGTTGTATCTAATTCTTTGCGAGTTGAAGCCGAAAAAGTCGGTAAAGACCTTGACGATATGGTGGCAGAAAGCGTGTCATTCGCTAGTGTTGCCAAGTCTGTCACGGTCGATATCGTGGCACGAACCCTCATGACCTCAACAGACCATGAACCAATGACTCAGGTATCTGAAAGTGCTTTGGGTTATTCGTTTAGTGGCTCTTACCTTGTGCCTGGAGGCGGTCTTTTTATTAAAGATACCGAACTCAAAAGGCTTGGTTTGAAGAAAAAACAACGATATGGAGCGATTGAAATTTATGACCTACCTAAAAGGAATCCCTGTCATTTTAGTGGACAAGGTAGAAATTGGTAACGACGATTTCGGTCATCCAATCCATCGTGATGTTGAGATTGAGGTTCAAAATGTATTGGTTGTCCCAACTTCATCAGAGGACGTCATCAATCAAATGAACTTGACTGGGAAAAAGGCGGAATATACACTTGGTATTCCTAAAGTGGACACTAACAAGTGGGAAAACCGTGAGGTCAAGTTTTTTGGTCGCAAATGGCGGACAATTGGCATCCCTCAAGAGGGGATTGAGTCAATGATTCCATTATCTTGGAATAGAAAGGTCATGGTTGAAGTTTATGAGTGATATGAAATTTCAATTGAACTCGGCTGGCGTGTCTGCCTTGCTACGTTCTTCCGAAATGCAGGGCATTTTGAGGGAGAAAGGGCAAGGGATTGCAAACCGAGCTGGAGAGGGGTTTGAATTGACCGTATCGCCAGGGCAGAAGCGTGCCAATGCGAAGATTAGTACAACTGATATCAAGAGCATGGCCAGAAATAAAAAACATAATATTTTACTGAAGGCTATGAGATGATCGAATTAGTTATAAAGAAATTTTTGGACGGACAGTTAGATGTTCCGTCTTTTTTTGAGCATAAACCGAATATGCCTGAAAGTTATGTCATTTTAGAAAAGACTGGAAGCGGTGGAAGCGACTACGTTCATTCCGCTACATTCGCTTTTCAAAGTTATGCACCATCACTTCAAAAGGCTGCTGAGTTAAATGAGAAAGTCAAGAAAGTAGTTGAGGATCTCATCACGGTTAATGAAGTCAGCGGTGTGCATCACAATAGTGACTACAACTTTACAGATACGGAAACGAAGCAATATCGCTATCAAGCGGTATATGACATCAATTATTTTTAAAAAGGAGGTGTGGTTTTGGCGCCAGAATTAGAAGCGACAGAAGTGAGAGCACCAAATGCAGAATCAACAGGAGGAAAGAATATGACGACTGCATCAGCATCAAATGTAACGGCTGCTAAGCCGAAAATTGGAGGAGCAGTATCTACTGCACCAGCTGGAACAAACCTACCACTAAATGCCAAAACAGTATTGGATGCTGCATTTAAAACGCTAGGTTACATTTCAGAAGATGGATTGACCAATGAGAACTCACCAGAGTCAGAAGAAGTCAAGGCTTGGGGCGGACAAACAGTCTTGTCCTCTCAAACTGAAAAAAAAGACACCTTCAAATACAAATTGATTGAAGGTCTGAACATTGAAGTCTTGAAAGAAGTATATGGACCAGATAACGTTTCCGGAACCCTTGAAACAGGTATCACTGTAAAAGCTAATGGTAAAGAATTGCCAGAACATAGCTTGGTTATTGATACATTGTTGAAAAATGGTTATGTAAAACGTGTTGTTATCCCTCGTGGGAAGGTTAGCGAAATTGGCGAAATCAGCTATAAAGACGGCGAACCTATCGGCTATGAATTGACGATCACTGCATTGCCAGATAACAGTGAGAACACTCACTACGAATACATCCAAGGAGCGTAAAGTAAATGAGTAAAACATTCAAAGGGGAAACGAAGTCAGGTTTTAAATTCGAAATTTCTGAGCGTCGTTTAAATAACTATGAATTGTTGGAATTGATTGGTGAAGTTGACGAAGGACAAGGCCAAGTCTTTCCTAAAGTTGTAAAACTTTTATTCGGAGATGAGCAAGCCAAGGCTTTTAAAGACCATCTAAGAGAAGAAGATGGCATCGTGCCAAATGATAAAATGGCAGATGAAATCAAGAGTGTTTTTGAATCCGTTAACGGCTTAAAAAAATCCTAGTCCTTGCTCAGATGATTAATTTGGACGAAGATGCCCTTGTCTGTGATTTAGCGGAAACCTATCAAATATACGACTACAAACAGCTGCCTTTAAATCAGGTGGCTGTTTTTGCGTATGGGTTGCGTGATGATTCACGGATAAAGCAGATCATGTCTGACCAAATTGTCTCTCTCGAAATTACTTTACTCGCAAATATCGTAGACAGACTTTCGATTTCTTTGTGGTTGCAAACAAAAGATGGTCAAAAGGGTGTTAATCGCCCGACATCAATTGCTGAATTGCTTACAAAAAATCACAAAGAAGAGAGTGACGAAAGGGATTATCTCGTCTTTGAATCTGGTGAGGACTTTGAAAACTATCGCAAGGCTTTACTTGCGAAAACAGGAGGTGAGGAATAGTGGCGACCGAATTAGGAAAAGCCTATGTACAAATCATTCCATCCGCTAAAGGCATTAGTGGTATGATTCAAAAGGAAATGGGTGGTGAAGTTGCCTCAGCTGGCGTTAGCGCAGGCGAATCCCTCGGATCTAAAATGATGGGCGCTGTTTCAGGAGTTATTGCTGCTGCAGGAATTGGTCAGGCAATCGGAGCATCCATAACTGAAGGGGCAGCACTTCAACAATCTATTGGCGGTATTGAGACGCTTTTTAAAGACTCAGCTGATAAGGTCAAAGGCTTTGCGAATGAGGCCTACAAGACAACAGGTCTGTCAGCCAATGCCTATATGGAAAATGTTACAGGTTTCTCAGCCAGCTTGCTACAATCTCTTGGTGGAGATACAGATAAAGCAGCAGAAACGGCAAACATGGCCATGATTGATATGTCGGATAATGCTAACAAGATGGGGACATCTATGGAAAGTATTCAACTGGCTTATCAAGGTTTCGCCAAGCAAAACTATACCATGCTTGACAACTTGAAACTCGGTAGAAAAACCTTAGCCGAGTATAAACCTAGTGAAAACGGTGAAACCCTAAGAGTAGCTTAGGCAATACCGTGCCAAGCCTAGAAATAGGAAGGTGTAACGACTATCGAAACAAAAAATGCATCCGAGAGGGTGTTTTTTAATGGAGTAGAGTAGGTTCAAGCGAGCCGAAGCGCTAGGATGTATTTAATACATAAGAGATAGTCTAATCTCTACGGTGACGTAGAGCAGTCTTAAGAGACGACTACAATTTAGCGAATTGTAGTGAATGTGTACTGTATGGTGGTACGAAGCAAGAAATGCAACGCCTTTTGGCCGACGCAGAAAAATTGACAGGTGTTAAGTATGACATAAATAACTTGTCAGATGTTTATAGCGCTATTCACGCCATCCAAGAAAATTTGGACATCACTGGTACAACCGCAAAAGAAGCGTCAACTACATTTACTGGTTCATTTGAATCTATGAAAGCAGCTGCTCAGAATGTGCTTGGAAAGTTGTCATTGGGTGAAGATATTCAACCTGCATTACAATTTCTGCTAGAAACGACATCCACATTTCTCTTCGGAAACTTGATTCCGATGATCGGAAATATTTTGAAGCAAATTCCTAACCTTATTTTAGGAGGAATCAAGGGTGTTTTCAGTGGGATCTTTGGCGAAGGTCTAGGAAGTGTCATGGGTGGTATCGTTACCGCTCTTGGTTCTGCATTTTTAGCTTTTAAAGCATTTTCGGCAGTCTCGGGATTACTATCTGGAATACCTGCTGTCTTAACGACAATTAAAACAGCAGTCACGGGTCTATTTACTGCAATGAGTGCCAATCCGATTGGAATCGCCATCGCAGCGATCGCCGCATTAACTGCAGGTTTAGTTTATTTCTTTGCTCAAACTGAGATGGGTAGACAAATCTGGCAAGGTTTCATGGATTGGTTCTCTGGGGTGTGGCAGTCTGTCGCACCAGTCTTGACCGAAGTTTGGAATGGTATTGTTGAAACAGCTACGACCGTCTGGAACAATATGATGGCTGTTGTTGCTCCAATTATCCAAGCAGTTGTTGACTTTATTAGGTCTGTTTGGGACGGCATTTCCCTATGGTGGACTGAAAATCAAGGTTTGATTCAACAAACGTTCACAACGGTTTGGAACGCCATCCAGACAGTTATTCAGACGGTTATGCCGATTATTCAGTCCATTATTGAAACCGCAATGAATATCCTTGCTCCTTTCATTGAAACGACGTGGAACAATATCTGCACTGTAGTGACAACGGTTTGGGAATTGATTAAGATTGCTATTCAGACGGCTATGGATGTCATTGGTGGCATTATAAAAGCAGTCATGGCTATCATCAATGGTGACTGGGGCACAGCTTGGAATGCTATAAAGGGTGTTGGTGAGGCTATCTGGAAAGGGTTGTCTGCTGCAGGTAAGGCTATCTTTGATGGTTTCGCTCAGATATTATCTAATATCTGGAGCGCGATCAAAACTGTCGCAAGTAATGCCTGGGAAGGGTTGAAATCAACGGTCTTAGGCTTGATTGATGGACTGGTCCAAGGCGCTAAAAATGCTTGGGAAAGCATGAAACAAGGTGTTCGTGATCTTGTTGATAAGGTTACAAGCATATTCGATGGAATCAAAAACATTGACCTTTGGGAGGCTGGTAAGGCTATCCTTGATGGCTTTTTAAATGGTTTGAAATCCGCTTGGAATGCTGTCACTGACTTCGTTGGTGGTATCGCTGGTTGGATTGCTGACCACAAAGGTCCGATTGAGTACGACCGCAAGCTCTTGATTCCTGCTGGTAATGCGATTATGCAAGGTTTGAATAGAGGCTTGCAGGACCGTTTCAAAGATGTTAAGAAATCCGTCAGCGGAATGGCTGGCGAAATCTCAAACGCATTTTCAAACGATGATTTTGGTTTGAGTGGAACACCTACCATTGCCAAAAATATTGAAGCAAGTTTGGCTATGCCAAGCGCTCAACTCGAGGCAAAAGACAGTCAAACCGTGTCTGAGATAGCGATTCTGAGAGAAAGTATGGAGAAGATCCTTACTGCTATCCTTGAAAAGCCGTCAGATACTTATCTGGACGCTGATAAAATTTCAATGAGCGTCTACCAACGCCAAGGCGCGATTTATGCTAGGGAGGGAATTTAATGGAATACATGATTATCAATGGTTTCAATACCTCAACCATTCCTAACTGTGTGGTGACCGACTTTGGCGAGGTAGAGGCTGCTAAACCTAAAGTTTCAGAAACAGCTACCCTATTTGGGGTTAACGGGAATTACCGTGTCTTGGACGGTGCTTATGAGAGTTATGAACGAACATTTGCATTTTACCTACCAAGGACGGTAGAGCCGTCCAAAATCGTTGAGAGATTCCAATCAAATGATAATACGCTAGAGTTTAGCTACCAGCTAGGCTCTTTATTTTATGCTGACTTCGTCGGTGCCAAATACAAACCTCAAGGTATGCACGGCTGGAAGCTTGAAATTAAGTTGAGTATGCAACCTTTCCGCTATCAGAAAAGTGTTGTTCCTCTTGTCTTTACCGCAAGCGGTAACATCAACAATCCAGGCTCTGTCTATAGCGAGCCTGTAATTGAGATTGAGGGGGACGGAGATATTTCTTTAACTATCGGACGGACAACCATGCACTTGACTATTAGACGAAAAGTGACCATTGATTGTAGGCATAAGAAGCAGAATATCTACAATGCAGATGGTGCAATTCAGAACACTTTAAGAAAACGTGGAGGCTTCTTTGAATTGGCAGTAGGTAATAACGGTCTGGTCTTCACTGGCGCGGTTCGTAAGGTCACAGTTCGGCCGAATTGGAGGTATATCTTATGATTTATCTTACTGAAGGCAATACGCCTTTAAATGAGGCCTACAATGACGAAATCGTCCAGGAACGGAACAATACCTATCAACTGACCTTTCGCTTTCCTACATCGGATCCCAAGTGGGAATTACTGAAAGAGGAAACTTTCTTGACTGCAGATGACCTGCATGGCGAGCAAGATTTTTATATTTTTGAGGTTGAAAAACAGCAAGGATATATCCAAGTCTACGCTAATCAGGTTATTAGTCTGTTAAATAATTACATCATCAGCTCTATTGATGTTGACCGTGTCAGTGGTACAAGGGTGTTGAGCGCATTGGCTGGTAGTATTACCAGAACCAATCCCTTCTCTTTCTTCTCAGATATTGACGACAGGCATACGCTCAACATCAAGGATAAGAACGCTATGGAGGTCTTGGCCAAAGACAAGCACTCTATCCTTGGTCAGTGGGGCGGTGATATGGTGCGAAATGGCTACAACTTACGCTTGTTGAAAAATGGCGGTTCTGAAAATGAATCGCTTTTTATGTACAAGAAAAACCTGTCCAGCTACCAGCATAAGACCTCAACGAAGTCTTTGAAAACTCGGATAACCTTTAAAACGACTGTTAAAGGCGAGGGAGAAAAGGCGCCTGACGTTGATTATGTGGTAGTGATTGATAGCCCCTTGCTTGGTAAATACAGCCAAATCTATGAAGCAGTTGTTGAAGTCAATGACCAGAACGTCAAAGACCAAGCTAGCTTGATTGAATACGGTAAGCAGTATTTTCGGACAAGTATGTGCGATATGCTGGAAGATAACCTTGAAATATCGGTTGTCGGCCAAAGCGATGTTGCCGTTCGGATGTTCGATGTGGTCAGTATCTACCATGAGTGGTATGGTCTTGATGTTCGTAAGAAAATCACCAAATACACCTATTCGCCAATGGCAAAACGTCTGAAATCAATTGGTTTTGGGACATTCCAGTCTAGTCTTGCGAATGCGATAGGTGGGATTGTAAATGATGCCGTTTTGAATGAAAGTCGAAATCTGCATCAGATTTTTGATGAACGTTTAAAGAAGGAAATCACCAACGCTGACCGTGCGTTTGACGCTGAATTTAAAAAGCGTAAAAAAGAGATAGATGACGGTATCGAACTTGTCAAGGCAAAGGCGGAAGAAGTTAAGCAAGATATTTCAAACGAAATCGACAAACGATTCCAAAACTTCGATAATGCTTCTATCCAAGAAGCTAGACGAAAAGCTGAAGAAGCATTGAAAAATGCTGGCGCAAGTAGCTTGCTTGCTCAGGAAGCTAAGCGAATTGGGTTAGATTCTGCTGCTAAACTTGAAGCGTTTAAGTCACAGACTACGAGTGCTCAAACAGCTCTATCGGGTGATTTGGACTCTCTGAAACGAACCATCGCGAACGATATTCGGCCGAAGCAGGCACAGGTTACAGCTGAGATTGCCAAGCAAGTTGAAGCACTTAGCCGAACTAAGAATGAACTGGCTAGTGTGAAGTCGGCTCAAGCGACGTATGAGGAGACAACGACTCGCAGACTGTCAGAGCTGACCAACTTAGCCAATGGCAAGGCAAGCAAGTCAGAACTCACGCAGACAGCCGAGCAGCTGGCTAGTAAGATAGCGAGTGTGCAGGTTGGGGGGCGAAACTTATTAAGAGGTTCGAAAGGGCCTTTTCTTCCAGATCGGAAGCCAGCTAATTTTGATAACGCCATTCTGTATGT